ATTCGCAAAGCCGCCCTTGACGTCGTCGACGGCGCCCTTGACCCGCGCGAACGCCGACATCGTCGCGCCGAGCTGCCCGAGCAGTTGACTGCCGAGAATGCCGCCCAGGTTCGCGACCGCGATCCCGAGCTTGTCGAATTCCTGCGTGACGGTCGGCAGCTTCGCGAGTTGCTGAAAGAACGCCTTCGCATCGGCCGCGTTCTCGTTCAGCGCATCGCCGAACGCATCGCCGGCCATTTTCAATTTCTTTCCCGATTCCTCCGCGCCGACGCCGATCTCTCTCCAGCCCCGCGTAATCTCTGGGAGTTGTTCGGCGGCCGAACGATTCAGTTGTACGAATCGTTGAATCCCCTGTCCAATCGCGACAAAGTGTTTCGTGTTTTCTGCTTCGAGCTTCGCGACTCGTTCGCTAAACTCGCGCATCCCGGCAAAAATCTTCTCGTCGGCGGCCTTCTGCTTGTCGGCCGCGGCTTGCGCCTTGCGCGCGGCGGCTTCGCGTTCTTTCGCGAGCCGCTCGAGTTCGGCGGCGCCGGCCGTGACCCCGCCGCCAGCGGGTAGATTGATGTCTCCGGTCCCGCGCTGCTTGCCGCGTTCTGCCGCCGCCGCGAACGCGAACCCCAGGTTGCCGGTCTCGCCCAAGTCGCGCAGGAACGTGCCCCAGTCGCGCGTCGCTTCCTCGGCCGCCCGCATCGACGCAGCGATGATCTCGCCCGTCACGACGACGACCTTGTTGCGGAGCTTCACCCAGGCGTCCTCGGCCTCGGCGAGCCGCGCGGTCGTGTCGTTCGAGAGCACGTCCATCGCCGCGCCGACGTCAGTGACTCCGGCCGCAATCGTGGCGGCGAGATCGCCGTACGCCTTGCCGAGTAGCGCCGTCCCGATGCGCGCGCGGTCCATCGGGTTTTCAATCTGCTGGAGCGCGTCCGCGATGGTGGTAAACGCCTGCTCCGGGGACATCTGCCGCAGGTCGGCCAGCTTGAGGTTGAGATCGGTCAGCGCGTGGATGGTGCTCTTGTCGCCCTCGGCGATCTGCTGGTTCATTTTGAAGATCGCGGCGGCGATGGCGTCGATCGACCCGCCGGACTGCTCCGCGGCGTAGCCAAACCGCTGCACGGCTTCTGCGGAGATGCCGATCTTCTCGGCGAGGTCTTGCACCTTGCCGGCCGTGGCGAAGGCTTCCTTCCCCAGGTTGATGACGCCGCCGATGATCGCCTGGGCCGAGAAGGCGATTCCCACCGCCGCCGCCATCTTGAGCAGGCCGCCGCCGATGTCCTTCAACACTTCCGACGTCGTCTTGGTTTCGGTGTTGACCTGGCGGGTCGCCTTCTCCAGATCCTGCATGCCCTTGGGCGCGACCTGGCCGAGCGCTTTGTATTTCTCGATCGCCTCGGCGAGCTTGGCGTTGACCTGTGCCTGCTCCTTCGCCGTCAACGCGGTGGCCCCGCCGATCTCGGTGATCGCCTTGGTCATGATCTCCGCGTCCTGCACGAGCTTCCGCCCGCTGAACGCATTGGCGACCCGGTCGACTTTCTGCGCGACCGCTTCGGCGTCGGACTGGAAATCTTTCAGCTTGACGCGCGCCTGGGCGACGGCGTCGTAAAACGACTTGAAGTCGGCGGTAAAGATTCCGGTGATACCAGCCATTTACCCGTCGACCTGTTCAGAGAGGGAGTCAACCAGAACGCGATAGACGTCCCGGTCTAGTTCGGCGATCCATTCGTAGCGCCATCCGAAGACGCGAGCGATGGCCAAGTCGGATCTGACTTGCTGTTCCCAGTGCCCGTTTTTTTTTCCTCCTCGCGCTCGTCCTCCATCGTGCGCTCGTGCGCCTCGATGGCTTTCAGGATCTCGCTGAAGGAGTCCACGTCGAGCATCTCGAGCACGTCGGCGACGACGTCCTCGGACTGGCCGCGGATGATGACCGGCTGGTCGTCGGCGTCGGTGATCGACCAGTCGACGAGATAGACCACCATCTTCGAGAGGCCGACCTGCAACGAGTCAATCTCGTCGCCCGTCGCGCCCTTGCGGATCATGCGGCGAAAGACGCGACGGGTCTCGCCGGCCGTTAGGTGTTTCTTGACGACGATCCAGTCCCCGCGGGTCAACGCGAGCCGGAGCGTTTCGGGGCGGCGAATTCTACTGGACATAGGGCGTCCCGTCCTCGATGGGGTTTCCGAGCTTCGCCATGAAGGGACCGGCGACGCGTGGGACCGGGGTCTCGATCGGCCACACCCATTCGCCCTTCGCATGCGGCGCCACAAACTTGAGCGGGCGCTGCGTCAGCTTGAAGGCGTCGGCGAGCACGATCGTCCCGGTCACGGACCACGCCCGCGTCACCGGGTCGCGCGTCACGGTGTAGCCGTTCACGGCCGCCGCGGTGTAGTAGGCCCAGCGGATGGACGCGACGACGCCGGTAATCCCCGCCGGCATTTACCGCGGCGCCGCCGGCGGCGGTTCCGTCCCGCGCTCGCGCAACGTGTCGAGCAGCACCACGGGTTCCCGCGTCCAGTCGCCCGCGCCCACATACGTCGAGCTGATCGACACGGCGCCCGTGGCCGTGACGTTCACCGACGCGTCGAGGTACGCCGGGCCGGTCCAGAAATGCGTCGGCGCCAGCGTCGACGGGATCAGCTTGAGCGTCACCGCGGTATCGCCCTGGGCGACATCGAAGATGTCCAGCTCCGTGTTCTCGTACCAGCCGGTAATACTCCCGGCAATATTCGGCAGACCCTGCACCCACTGCTTGAACGTGTCGCCGAACGCGGTGACGTCCACCCGATCGCGGTTCATTTCCAGGGTCCACGAGTTCAACGACGCGACCGCGACCGTGAGCGCGCCGCCGGCCGGGTCCATTTCGACCGACCCTTTCGATCCATGTATGCGTGCCATGTGTGCTCCTCTAAACCGGCGTGACCCAGACCTCGTAATGCCCGCCGCGGTGGTTCCACCGCAGTTCGTTGATGTCGTCGATTTCCTGTTCCCGAATGCGCTCGACCCGCGCGCAGCGCATATCCGTGTACCCGTCGGGCATCAACAGCGCGTCCTCCAGCACCTCGTGAATGCGCGCCGCCGCCGCTTTCGCGACGTCGGCCGACGAGCCCGGCGCCACGGCCTTGACGAGATAGGTGAACTCTTCCCACGCGGTCTTGCCCTGGAGCAGCGGCTCCTCGTGGTGCGCGAGCTGCGCCACCAGGACAAACGCCGACGAGCCCTCCGGCGCCAGGTCGAAATAGACGCCGTTCGGGGTGAGCGCCATCAACGTCGCGTCCCCGGCGAGTTTCGCCACGATCGCCGCATCGACCGCGGAGCTATCCGGCACCCGTCACCTCAAAGCCGTTGCGCCGCACGACCTCGACGAGCGCCTGATACATCGCCCGCCGCCGCCGGATCGCGATCGGGATGAACACCCGGCCCGGCGGCATCGCCCCGCGGCGATACCCGAAATTCTTCGCCCGCCCGAGCGGCCGGGTCGTGACATAGCGCGCCTGCGTGCCCTGCTCGAAGATGAACGCATGCGGCGCCGTGTTCTTGACCGTGGCCCCGGCGCCAAACTCGCCGCCCTCGTGCAGCGTCACCTTGAGCCGTTTCTTGAGGTTCCCGCGCGGCCCTTCCGGGTACGCCGCCCGCATCTCGTCCGCCGCGCGGCCGGCGGTGTCGTGGACGATCGTCCGCGCCTCGTCGCGCAGCTCGCCCGGCAGGTGCCGTAGCGCCTCCAGCCACGGGTCCAAGCCCTCGAGCACGAAGCGGCTACTCATGGCAACCGCTCCGCGCAGGTCAACACCAGCTCGCGCCCGGCTTCCTCCGGGTCGCGCAAGGCCGTCACCTGCCACGCCCGCGTGCGCCCGCTGCGCGGGTCGACGTAGGTGACGCGCGTCTCGATGGTCACGCCCGGGTGATACGGCACGGTGATCTCGTGGGTCGCCGTCGCGAGCACCGTGCCCGCGAAGGCCCGCTCCTGGTCGCGCGCCGTGATCGGCACGATGGCCGCGAACGCGTCCGGCGGATCCAAGGGCGTATACCCGTCCAGGAATCCACCATCGGCGTCGGCGACGGGCGTCCCCGGCGCATCGAGCGTCACGCGCTTATCACGCAGGCCGGCGGGCATCATGCGAGCACCGGATCGCCAAAGCGGCGTAAGAGCCCGGCCACGCCCGGCGCGAAATCGGTCGCGGGTTCACGGGCCGGCGAGAGCGCCTGCGTCGCCGGGTCATCCCCGCGGAAGCGCCACAGCTCGCCGAGCTGCAGGAGCACCGCGGCGCGCAGGTCGGCCGGCGCCGCGCCGCCCGTCCACTCCTGCACCAGCGCCGCCCCAGCCGGCGACCGCTCGACGTAGCGCAGGATGGCGGCCTCGGCGGCGTCGAGCTTCTCCTGCACGTCGGCGTCGTCCGGGTGCCCGGGCGGCGTCGCCAGCCGGAGATGCGCCTTGGCCTGGGCGAGCGTGACGAACTCTGCCGC